GTCCCCGGCGGCGTCCCCGGCGGCGGCCCGGGCGGCGGTCCAGGCGGCGTCCCCGGCGGCGGCCCAGGCGGCGTCCCTGGCGGCGGCCCAGGCGGCGTCCCTGGCGGCGTCCCTGGCGGCGGCCCAGGCGGCCCAGGCGGCGGGCCAGGCGGCGTCCCTGGCGGCGTCCCTGGCGGCGGCCCTGGCGGCGTCCCAGGCGGCGTCCCAGGCGGCGTCCCTGGCGGCGTCCCTGGCGGCGGCCGCTTTCTTCCCGGCCTCGTCGACTCCGGGCCGCGCAGCGGCGAGCGAAGCGACGTTCGTGATCTCGGGAAACCCTTCGAGCGCGAGCGCCTGCTCGTCCAGCTTCGCGAGCCGCAACCACGCCGGGGTGTAGACCCGGATCATCCAGTCAGTCAGCATCCAGCCGCGGACGGTCTCGACCTCCTTGTTGACCTTCGAACCCACGAGCTTGGGGATGTACGGCTTCAGGATCTGCCGGCCAGCGTCGTCGAGGTCGTCATTCCAGCGGCGAAGGAACGCGGAGAGCACCGGGCACGCGCACTTCGGAGAGTCGGACCACGGCTCGCCCGCCACGTAGGCCACAGCCTCCATGACACAGAACTGCGAATCTGGGTGATGCGAGCCGGACTTGAGTACGAGCTTCTCCAGGTCCAGGACTCTTGGTATCGCGGTCGTCATCGGTTCCCTCCTTCCGGGGGCTGGGATCACCGGAGCGCTCCCACGTTGGCGAGCTGCTCATCGACTTCGGCCGGGGTGCCGTGGCCGGAGGCGATCAGGCGGCGTGGTACCGCTGTCCCAGGCGACAGCGGGTGCTCAGCACCACCGGCGGGAGCGTTCCCTTCTCGCTCCTCAGGGGAACCGGCGTCCTGGTGCTGCTTGACGAGCTGCTCCTCGGCCTGGCTGGTCAGGTTGTCGCAGGCCAGCCGGCGCAGATACTCGTCGGTAGCCGGGGTGGGGCAGAATGGGATCGCCATGAGGTCCGTCCTTTCCTTGTGGCTGGCCCCCGTCGTTCGCTGGCCCTGGAAAAGCAGGCGGGCGGCGGGGGCGTCTTTCTACTGTGGGCGTTCCTGCTTCTGCGCGTCTGCCCAGGCTTCGAGTTCCTCGCTCCACCACATGCGTCCTCGTGAGCCGCTCAAGATCACCGGCACCGGGAAGTCTGGACGCTTGGCGTAGGCGTACAGGGTGTCGGTGTCCCGCCGGAGTAGCTCCGCGGCTTCACGTGGCCGGAGCAGCTTGCCCTTGTTCATGCCGCCGTCCGCGGTGGACCGTAAGGAACCGGGTACGGCCGGTGCGGAAGGCCGAGCTTCTGGCGGTAGGCATCCCAGCACTCCGGTCCGATACCGTGGCTCACCGGCGCCCCGGGAGGGCCCTGCTCGAGCACCTTGTCGCACACGCAGCACATGCGGGTCAGGATCGGGGCGTTCACTTCGTGGGCTCCTCTTCTTGCTTTCTGAGGTATTGCTCCGCGGCACGCTCCATCAGGTCAGACGCCGTGCACCCCTCGTCGATGGCGAGCTTGCGCATGCGCCGCCAGATCGAATCCTTGATGCGCATACTCGTATTCACCCGCGGGTCAGTGGGTGTCGCGGTAGCCATGTTCGGCAAGGTAGTCCCGTCTCCACCAATGGGGTTGACGGATTTCGAAGTACTGACAGGCCCGCGAGGAGCTGTCCGCCCATGCCCGTCAGTAGCACCGCCGCTGCCAGTAACGTAAGCACCGGCAGCACCGTAAACATCGTCGGCGCTGCGAACACCAGCCATGTCCGTAAGCCCTAACTGATAGACCCACTTATACATAGTGGGTCGGGAGATTCCGAGTCTCTCCGAGGCGGCCGTCAGGTTGCCACCGGCTTCCCTGACGGCCGCTTCGACGACTGCTTTCGGGGGCCTCATAACGTACAGGTTACACGCTTACACGTTTGCATGTCAAGAGAGAAAGAGTGCTTGCGTGCGATGACGTAACCGTGCGATACTCCCCGCATCGAGGAGGGCGAATGGCGACCAAGAAGAAGGTGCAGACGCCCCGGGCGCTTCCGACGATCTCCATGAAGATCGACGAGAAGCTCTTCGCCCGGGCCCACGCGTACCGCTATGGACCAGGGGGGCGCATCAGCCTGAAGGCGCTTGTCGTGGCCGCGCTGGACGAGTACCTGAAGGCCAGGAACGCGTAGGCTCGTGGACGCCATGGGCACACCTCCCGGATACCACCAGGAGGGAGGTCCGAGCCCTGGCCGACCCTACTCGATTCGACCTCTGCCGAAAATGCTTGCGATCACCGACCAGCCGTGCTACAACGCGCACCCTCCCTCACGAACCCTGACAGCCGTGGTCAGCACGGCCACGAACAACGGATAGGTTGATCATGCTCAGAGCCATCTCGGTACTTCTGTGGGCAGCGGCCCTGCTCGGCGCCGTCATGGGTGTCTCCATGCTCCTGTCGCAGGGCCCTGTACTGGCCGGTATGGCGGTCTGCTTTGCCCTCCTTCCATACATCGCGGCTCGCGCCTGGGACCAGGTGACCGGGACAGACCTCATGAAGGGCCCGCCCAAGCCGTGAGCCGCCGCGCCCCATCCGGCTCAGGCTCCCTCTACCGCCCGACCTGGCGAACCAAGGACGGGAAGCAGCACACCTCCAAGACGTGGTGGGTGCGCTACCAGAGCGACACCAAGCGGATCAAGGAGAACAGCGGCAAGGAGAGCAAGGTCGAGGCGCAGCGGTTCCTCCGCGAGCGGGTAGCAGCCAGGGACGTGACCGGGCCAGCACGCCGGGACGTGACCTGGGAGCACCTGGCCGCCATGGTCCGCGCCGACTACGCCGCGAACGACCGGCGCTCAGCCGGCAGCCTCGAGCAGCGCCTGACACACCTCGGGGCCGCCTTCTCAGGCCTACCCGTGGAGGCGATCGCCGAGGACCGCATCACCGCCTACGTGGCCAAGCGCCGAGAGACGGCCGCGGTGGCCACCGTGAACCGCGAGCTGGCCGCGCTCCGGCGGGCCCTGCGCCTCGCATCCTGGGCGGGCAAGCTGACTCGGGTGCCGCGGGTGAAGGCCCTGGCCGAACGCAACGCCAGGCAAGGGTTCTTCGAGGCTGAGCAGTTCGAAGCGGTGCTGAAGAAGGCCCCCACGTACCTCCGGGCGCTCCTCCTGGCCTACTACATCACCGGATGGCGCAAGGGCGAGCTGCTCAGCCGGGAGCGACGGCACCTTGACCTGAAGGCCGGCTGGCTGCGCCTGGAGCCCGGGGAGACGAAGAACGGCCGGGGCAGGATGTTTCCCCTCACCCCCCGGCTGCACATCGCCCTGAAGCAGCAGGAGGCCGACACGGTCAAGCTGGAGCAGGTCCTCGAGCGCCGCATCCCCTGGCTGTTCCACCGGGCCGGCGCCCGCATCCGCGACTTCCGCGGCGCCTGGAGCGAGGCCAAGACAGCGGCGGGCATCCCGGGGCGGTTCGTCCACGACTTCAGGCGCACCGCCGTGCGCAACCTGATCAGGGCCGGGGTGTCGCAGCGCTCGGCCATGGCCATGGTTGGGATCGAGACCGACAGCATTTTCCGGCGCTACGCCATCATCGACGAGGGGATGCTGCGGGAGGCCGGCGCGAAGCTGGCACGGTGGGAGCGGTGAGGCTCTTGGGCCTACTTGGGCCAGTTGTGACCTGGATCCTATCCTTTCTTATGGGAACCCGGTATCATTCGGCTTCGTAAGTCATTAACAGTCAATAGGAGGTACCCGTGCTCAGGACTCAAAATCCCGTCTGGTTCACCCCAGGTAAGGGTTCAACTCCCTTCTCCGGCACCACTTACATGCACTTCAGAAGGGCGCTCTTGGGCCTCCCTTTGGCCTTCTGCATCTTCATGGGTACGCCCGCGGGCGCCCAGCCGGTCGTGGTCCAGTCCGTCTTCGTCACCACCCACGACCTCGCGGTGCCCCAGGGAACCATCCCGGCCGGCCTCGCGGTCTCGGTGCCCATTCCGTCCGGCGCCTACGGGGTCCTTGGCTGGAGGCTCAGCCTGTTCGGCAAGAACCGAAGCGACAAGTGGGACGCCACGGCCTTTCTGAAGGTGAACGGCCTGGAGCAGGACAGCTTCAGGGCCCGCGAGTACGACCCGCAGCAAGAGGACGCGGTCATGCTGCCGGAGCCGATCGTCCTGCTACCGCTGCCCGTGGGTCAGCTCTCGCTCGTGCTACGGCTCAAGGCGTTCAACGAGGACGTGCACGCCGTGTCGGTACGCGCAAACGTCCGGGTGTGGTTCGCGGTGAATGCGCCTGCCTTCCCGCCGGGCCAGGGCAACGGCGGCGGCGTGCCTACGATTCCGCGCCCGGGCCTATAGGCCAGGCGACGGAAGCTCAGTGAGCCGGAGCGCGGCCTCGCGCACGTAGCCGGTCCCGGTCCGGGCCGAGAAGCCGTAGGAATGCCGGGCGTCGATCAGGCCCGCGATGCAGCCGACGGCGGAGGCCATCTCGACGGGCGGCACGATGATCAGCCCGTCCCTCCCCCCGCGGGTCGCAAGCTGTATCTGCTCGGAGAGCTGCAGCTGCGGGGCGTCGGTGTTGAGGATGAAGCGCAGGCCCAGCTCGCGGAGATGCCGCGGGCCCTCGCTGTAGCCATACACGTCCCCTGCCGGGGTGCTGTTCCGGATCTGCCCCGCCTCCTCGAGGTCGAGGGTCATCTCGAGCTTGGGCGCGACCACGAAGTCCTGGACGTAGCCGATCACCAGCTCGCCAAAGGAGACCTGCGGATAGAGCAGGCTCTGGTCCGACTTGGCCGAGAGCGTGAGGGTCCCGCCCGTCTTGGCGGTGGTCCACTTGTGCCAGGTGTTCGGGCGCGGGATGGCATAGGCAGCGCCGTCCACGAGGCCGGTGTCCGGTGCGGAAGGCACCAGCCAGCCGAACTCCGCGCCGTCGAGGTCCCACACCGGGACCTGGCCGTAGTAGTTCAGGGTCGTGCCGGGGGTCTGATACTCGCCGCTCCCGGTCAGGTTGTGGCCGAGGAGCGCGGCGAAGTTCCACGAGGGCCGCACCCGCACCTCGTCGGCGAAGCAGGCGGTCGCCTGCGCGACGATGAAGACCCTCAGGCGCGTGCGGTACGTGCCGGTCGCGGAGAAGGGCTCCACCGTGAAGCCGAGAGTCGCCGCCGCGAAGCTGTTGGCGCTCCGGATCAGCAGCGCCTGGCTGTCGCTCGCCACCCACGCGGTCCCGGCCGCGTTGAGCTGGCGGCCGGTGTCGAGGTTCTGGATCACGACGTACACGGAGTTGACCCCGTCGCCCCGTAGGGCCGCGAGCAAGGTGCACGGGTTTCCGGCCGGAACGACGATGTCCTGGTACCGGAAGCCGGCGCTCGTGAACTTGAGCGCCCCGACCCCCGCGAAGAACTCGCCCGCGGTGGTGGTCCGCACCGACGTGCCGGCCCCGAGCGTCCAGCCCGTCAGGTCCACCTCGAAGCCTGGATTCGAGAGGAAGTTCAGCACCACCCCGATCCCCGGCGCCGCCGCCTTCGAGCCGAAGCGAATCGCCGTCGAGGGCCTGCCATCGAAGGCCCGCGCGATCGGCGTGAGCGTGTCGAGGGCCGGGCTCACGACGAGCCCCGGCGTCTCCTGGCAGAGCCCCACCAGGTTCCCGGAGAGTGGCATGAAAGAGTAGGGCATCGCTCAGGCTGGGAGGGTTGCTTGAAGCTGCAACACCGCGGCCCTTACCTGCGCCAGGCCATTTTCCAGGGAATCGATCAGGTGATGGGTGGTCGCAATATCACCGCCCTGGAGGGGCCGGCTGTTGAGCGCCTCGCGCGCCTCCAGCACCACCACAGCTTCCCGGCATTGCAGGATGAACGCCGCCACGGACGCGAGGGTCGTGTCGATCTGGGCCGGCGTGATGGCACGGATGGCGACCGCCTTGGCCGTGTACTCCGACTCGATCGCCGCCTTGTTCACGAGCGCCATCGCGATTCCTTTCCGGCCAGGGTTACCCCAGCTCCCGCAGCACTTCCGAGTCGAGCAGGCAGACCTTGCGGACGATCATCCTGAGAAGCGTGATGTCGCCCCACTGCGAGGTGTTCGGGTTCCACCCAAGGTATACCACTCCACTCGCGCCCATGACCTGCTGCGCGCCGGCTTGGTTGGGCGTACCCGACACCCCGTTCACCATCAGCATGGTGGTGCGAGGCGGGAGGTCCAGCTCGCCGTCCGCGCCGGTCCAGCGCATCGCGATCTTGCGCAGTGGCTGCCCATGCCCACCGCCGGAAGTTCCGACCCCGTAGACCGGGAGGTCCGTGCCCGAGACCGAGACGTCGCAATCGTAGTTTACCCCGTTGACCTGGCGACGATAGCGCCAGATGCCAGCGCTGGAGTTGGTCCGCTGGTAGAACAGCCGGTCGTGGTAGTTGCTCGCCGTCCCGGTGGCGAACAGGATCTCCTCGTTCGTCCCGTCTGCCATCTCGGCGTGGTCGAACAGCGTCAGGATGGTCAGCTCTATACCGCCGGCCATGGTCGTGTCGAGGAAGCGGACGGACGAATCGTTGAGCAGTTGGACGTCGTCACGAATCCTGGTCACAGTCGCATTCGTGGTCACTGGCACCGACCGCTGCGCGGCGAGGGAGCCCTGCGATGCGCTGGAAAGGAGGTTGGCGAGGTAGAAGTGGGCCTGCCGATTCGTGCCGCCGGCCATGTAGCCAATCCGAAGTGTGTACGTCACGGCTCCCGCTCCGAACGGGACGAGCTTGGATGCCCGGTAGTAGACGCTACCGTTGGTGATGGTGACGCCTGGCCCGTTGGTCACTGCTCCGACCTGCCACGCTCCGCCGCCGCTGTCATTCCACCACCACGAATCGCTCGAGCGCTGAAGGTCCCATGTCGGCTCGGAAACGAGGCCGGTCGCAGCATCCCGCTTGAAGATGTAGACGAGCCGGCCGAAGGGCGTCGTCGTCCCATTGATCGACTGCGTCTGCGTGAGGTAGGCCGTGCTCGCTGCCGTCGCACCCTGCGCCATCACCACCGAGCGCCGCAGGCCTGAAGCGTCGAAGAGGAAGTCGGCCAGGTCCTGGACGACCGTACCGCTGCCGGCGGTTGTCGTGGTCCAGCTCGTGAAGACGTTCCCGGCCCCAAGGCTGAATGTCCCGTTCAGCGTGTTCGCTATATCGTCCCCGCCGTTGATGATGAGCCCATCGGCGTCCCACTTCTCCAGGTTGATCGGCACCTCGGAGTACTGTGTGTCAAGGAGCTGCTTCAACACGTACGCCTTCTGGTTCCGCACGATCGCTCGGCCGCCGCCCGCGTCGAGGTACGGAATCCCCTGCCCGTCCTCCGTGTAGGGCAGGTCCGTCTTGGGCTGCCACCACATGCGCCGGAAGAACCGGAGGTCGAAGAGGAGTAGCCGCGCCTTGCGCAGCATCGGCATCGCCTCGTTCTCCAACACGAGGCATTCCCGCCGCTCCCACGTCTTCCGCCCCCAGCCAGCGCCCTGCGGGTGAGGGGCCAGCTTGTCCGACACCGCGATGACCGTCCCTGGCTCCACGTCGAGGAACTGAGCCGGCGCCACGATCGTGAACAGCCCGTGCATCCGACCGAACGCCATGAGGTAGTGGGTCCCCTCCGAACGACGCCCCTCGATCGACTGCGCGATGGTCTGCGCCTCGACCTGTACGTAGAACTGCGAGAGCCTCGATTCCGGGGTGTTGCTTCCAAAGTCCTGGTCGACGTACTCCACGCCAGCCACGAGGGCCTGAAGGTCGGGGATGGTCCAGGCGATCCCGGTCGCTGGGTTCACGGCCATGTCCCCGAGCAGGTACGTCATCGGGTTCGGCCCAATCGCACCCGTCGTGCCGAAGACGGTCTGCCCGGCTGTGCGATACCTGGTCCCGCCGATCAGCACGTACCCCTTGACCGAGGTCAGATCGTGTACGGTGGCGTTCTGGCTGACCGCGAACAGCCGGGCGTAGATGCTGATCTTGTTGATCACCACCCCGGCCCCCGGCGCCGTCATGTTCCACTCGTAGGACCAGGTCAGCGGGGCGCCGATCGGCCTCGAGTACCCGTAGTCGCCATCGTTCGGCGCGAGGTGGTCGTCATCCACCGCGCTCCACGTTGCGTTGGCCGTCCAGCCGCCGGTCCCGTTCCCGTTCCCTGGCGAGCTGTTCTCGCCCGCGACGTCCGGGTACATCCAGAACGTGGTGACAGCCATCAGACGAACCGCGCCGAGCTGTACGGCATGTTGATCGTCTCGGCCACCTGCTCCTGCACCCAGGCGTAGTAGTCCTGGATGATGAGGGTTGCGTTGGGCTGGCCGTCGCCCCCGTACAGGTGGTTGATCGAGACCTGGGAGACGAGCCCCTCTTCCGTCTCCCCGTAGTCGAGCCGCTCGAAGGCATGCAGGTAGGTATCGAGGATTGGCGAGGTGACGTAGGCTCCCGGGCTCAGGTGCGAGAAGGGGAGCGCCGCGAGCTCGCTGCCCACCGTCCAGAGCCCACGGATCAGCGGCTCGCCCTTCAGCCAGTTGTTCAGGATTTCACCCGCCCGCGGTGGGTCACGGTCCCCGCCGAGCCGGATCGAGCCCTCGTCCCGGAACGTCTGCATGTAGGTCGCTGCGAGGGCCCAGGCGCTGGAGTCAATCGGCGCCGTCGAGTCGGCCAGGTAGGCCCCGGAGCGCCAGTCCCCATAGACCAGGTTCACCAGCACCCACCGCATCTGGTCCGCAGGATTCAGGATCACTGGCCCGGTACTCGTACCGTCGGTGGTCAGCCCCTCGATGTCGCAGGTCACCACGTCCGTGGCAATCGTCGCGGTTCCGAAGTTGATGCTCGTGAGCTGGGCGCCGCCCTTGATCGGGTAGGTGATCGAGACCTGGCCGGCGCCCGGCGGGTCCGCAACGATCGTCTTTGTGTTCCCGTTCAGATAGACGCGCGGGACGCTCTTGGCCTTGCCGATGGTCGGGCAGTACCGATACCCGAGCGTCGCGTCCATGGAGATGCAGACCGCCTCGACCATGCCGGCGCCGCTCAGGTTCTGGCTATCGTGGATTCCGAGGATGCAGGGCAGGTAGATCCCGAGGGAGGTATTCGGCGCGCCGGGGAGCGCCCCCTTGGTGATCTGCGTCTTCGGGAGCCTGCCCAGGAGCGGCCGGCGATCCGTCTTGCAGTGCAGCGTCACCGCGCCAGTACCCAGGCCGTCCCAGTCCCCGAGGACGCCGTCGAAACGGGTCAGCCAGTCCGCTTCGGCCAGGTCGCTCGAGGCGATGCGCAGCACGACCCTGGAGCGCCGCGGGTCCGCCTGGCCCATGAGGATCTGGGTCAGGTCCATGCCGTTGGCCAGGTCGTCGATCAGGGTCACGTCCATGGACTGCGTGGCGAGCTCGGCCGGGCGCCGGCTCATCGCTGACTTGGGGTTCACCGGAATCGTCTTGATGCGCCCGGCAGCCGTGAGCCCGGGCCCAAGGTAGTCCTCGGTCGCGTAATGCTTCGTCCCGGTCCACGAGGGCCAGTAGACGGTCAGCACCGGGAAGAGGCTGGCCGCGCGTTCGTCGGCGATCGAGTGCCAGGCTGCGGTGGCCGGCATCAGGGCGGAAGAGCCAGGGCCCTACGGGCCGCGGCGACGAAGTCGGAGTCATCCCAGAGCCGGCGGGTGCGCTTGTCCATCTGTCGGCCGAACTGCTCCGCGTTCTCTACCGTGCTCGTGGCATCGAACTTGATGACCGGCTGCACGACCACCGGCCGTTGCGCCGCGGCCGTCTGGGCCACGGCCGCCGCGAAGGCCTCTGGGGTTGGCGCCGCCGCACCTGCGCCGGAGCCCGTGCCGCCACCGCCGCCGTGTCCACCGCGCCCGCCGCCGCCATCTTCCCCGCCGTCCCGGCTCAGCCCGCCGGCCGCGTGGATGAACCACCTCCGGTTGGACCTGTTCCGCGGGATGATCAGCGCCGCTTCACCCGCGTGCGTCTGGATCAGCGGGCCAAGCCCACCACCTACGTCTGGCATGATGGCCGGGCCAAGTCCGGATGCAGCATGGAAGGGCGACCGGCCATCAGGCGTAGTCCCTCCTCCTGGCTCCGGTGCCGGGCCACCCACGGGCAGCCCGGCCATGCCCTGGAGGACCGCCAGCGTGTCGCGCTGCACCTGGAGCTGCTGGAGGATCGGGTCCGCCACGATGTCGATCCCGTTCTTCTTCGCCTCCGCGATGAGGGCCTTGGTGTTGGCATCCAGCTCCTTCCCGCTCGCGAGGCTCGCGTTGAGCTGCTCGGTGAGGATCGGCGCCACGGTGGCAATCCCGATCTTGTTCGCCTCCTCCTGGGTCGAGCCGGTAGCCAGCGCGGCCGCGACCGCCTGCTGCTTCAGCGCCTCGGCCATGCCACCCGCGGCGCCGAGGAGGCCCGTGTCGATCCCGCCGGCCGTGCGCATCCCGGAGATGAGCTGCGAGGTAGCCCCCACCGCGCCCTGGGTCGCCTGGAAGGACTTGTTCTCCTTGAGGGCCCCTGTAGCCAGCCACCCCAGCCCGTTCGCTGCCATGGCCCCTTGGACCGCTCCAACGAGGGCGGCGCCGGCCGTCTGAGCCGCGGGGGTCAGCTCGCCCATCACCGCCATCAGGGCCTCAGCGCCCTCCTTCGCGGTCCCTACCCCGGACCGGAGGATGCCGAGGTTGGCCGAGCCCTGCTCGGCCGTGGCCTTCGCCTCGGCCAGCTTCCCGGCGTCGGCGAGCGAGATGCCCCACTTCTCCGCGTCGGCCATGACCTGCTTGGCAAACTCCTCGGAGACGCCATGCCCCATGCTCTTCCCGAGGGCCTTCATCGCGTCCTTGACGGGGTCCTTATGCTTCAGACCTCCGATCAGGCCCGCGACGGCACCGACAACGCCACCGATGACAGCGCCAGGCACGGCGCCGACCCCGCCAAATAGCGCTCCAACCGCGGCACCGGCCATGGCCCCCGAAGCTGCGCCCGAGAGCATGCCCGCCCCGATGCCCTTCTGCTTCCCGGTCGCGAACGCCCCACCCAGCACGTCCACGGCACCGGCCGCGACGCCGATCTTGGAGCTCGTGTTCATCTGGGACCACGTGCGGCTGCTCCCGTCGGGGTTCTTCCCGATGACGCTGGCCATTCGCTGACCAGCCGCCGCAGCATTGCCGAAGGCATTGAAGATGCCGCCGAGCACCCCCCCCGCGATGTCCCCGAGCATCTGAAACGCGTTCGCTACGTCACCAAGCGAATCCGTCCAGCTCTCTGTGCCCTTCTCGACGGTCGCATTCTCGATCTCGATCTGCTCGAGCGCGTCCTGATACGCACCAAAGGCCGCGGCTGCATCCACCTTGCTCCGGCGGGCGGCGATGATCTCGTTGCCCAGGTCCTCGATGCGCTTCTTCTCCAGAGCGGCAAGATCCTCGGCCGCGTTCGTCTGGTCGCGCATGTACTTGGTCTCGGAGTCGAGAGCCTTGCTGATGATCTCCTCTCGTGAGGCCCGCTCTTGCACGGACTTCTCCGCCGCGGCCTGAAGCTCCTTCTGTAGTTTTTCGTACGGCTCGGCCTTCTTCTTGATGTCCGCCCACTCGTTGCCGGTGAAGAGCGGCGACTTATCGAGAAGATCCGCGGACGTTGGAAGCTTGCCCATGGGCCCAGCCGCCGGTGCCTCCGGGCTTCCGAGCATGCTGGCTGAGCCACGGAAATTGACGATGGACTTCCCGACCTCTAGCAACGCCACCAACGCTTCGTTCTTCCAGTTGGTCCAGTACCGGCCGGCCTTGTCGAGCTCGTTGTCCACCTCGGCCAGGCGCTTCACCTGAGCCTCGGTGAGGGAGCCGATTTCCTTGTAGGCCCCGGACGCGATCCCGGCGATCGCCGCAAGATGCTCCGCCCCCGACCTCCCGAAGGCGGCCATGGCGGCGGCTGCACGGTTCGTCGGGTCCTCGATGTTGGTGATCTGCCGCGCGACTTCCCGGAGCTGCTCCTCCGGGGCCATGCCCTTGATGTCCTCGATCACGATGCCGAACTTCGCGAGGTTGTCGCCGCCCCCGGCGATCTCCTTCTGGAGCTTCTGCATTGCAGTCTGAAGGTCTTCCGCCGAAAAGCCCGCGTCCTCGAGGTAGGCCTGGAGCTGCTGGACCTGCACTACCCCGAGGCCGGTAGCCGTGGCGGTATTCGTCCAGCCCTCGGCTTTCGCAGCGAGGGCGCTGACCGCTGATACGGCGGCGGTGAAGGCGCCGGTCAGGATTCCCACGCCGGCCGCGGCCGCGATGCCGGCCGGGCCGATAGCCGCCAGCACGCCCGTCAGCCCGCCACCCGAACCGAGCGACTGGAGGACCCCGACCGTCTTGCTGTCGAGGGCCGGAATCAGGTTCTTGGGTACCTTCGCCCCCGCGGCCGCGAGGCTGTCGATCTTGGAGCGGAGTGCTACGAGCTGCTGGCCGCTGAGAGCCGCCACACCGCCCATCTTCTCGACCGCTGTCGAGAGGGTCCCCATTGCCGCGGTGACCTTGGTAGCGTTCAGCCCATCGATGGCCCGCTGTACCTTGGCCATCTGGTCCCGGGCGGTACGCTCTGCCTTCTGTAGCCCGGCGCCGACGACTGCCTCCGCCTGGTCCGCCGACTGCTTCAGCTTCTGGGTTTCGATCTCGAGCTGAATCGAGGCGCTTCCGATCGGCTCACTCACCTGCGCACCTCACGCTGGCTTGGTCCTCGCGAAGAAAGCCTGCCACTCGCCCTGGAGCTCCTCCAGGCTTTGCAGCCGTTGCGTCTTCCTGGGTGCTGGACGGGAGAGCACCTTCCCCAGATCGGGGAGCCGATCGTGGCGGGCGAAAGCCTCGGTGTACCAGGCGCCCATGACGATCATGTCTCGCGCGTCGCGCTGCGCCAGCATGCGCGCCTCGAGGTAGGCGCCGATCTCCCTGAGCGTGCTCGACCAGTAGTCCTCCGGGTCCATGCCCGCGCGGATGCACTCGCGGCACAGCTCCCCTAGATCCCAGCTACTGCGGCTTCGACCTCCACGAGCTCGGGCTTGACGGGCGCGACTTCTACGGCCGGCACGATGCCTTTTGGGCCGCCCTTCCTTGCCTCGATCAGCCCCAGCCGTTCGGCGTCCTCGCGCTCGATGAAGCCGCCCGTATTGACGAGCAGCTCCCAGTAGGCGCGCGAGATGGGCCCGTCCTGCGTGGGCGGGCCCTCGGCGTCGATCAGGTCGCCCATGTCGTCCAGGGAGAAGGGCTGCTTGATGCACGGCGGCAGCCCCTTCTTGAGCGGCTGCGTCAGGCAGACGTACAGGACCGCGCGCACCGTCTCGGCCCCGGCGCCCAGGAGCCGGCCGCGGATCATCCCCCGACAGTCGAGCAGCACCTCCAGCGCGGCCATGCGGTTGGTGGTGAGGCGCAGCTCGTAGGTCTTGTCCCCGAGGGTGATCGGAGTCTCACCCCTGTGCTCGTTGGTCATCAGGCCCAGGTCTCCGCGCCGGTCACGCGGATCGAGAACTTGTACTTCTGGACTGCCAGCGGGCTCAGGGAGTCGATGGCGAATTCCTTGACGTAGCCGGCGAAGGTGATCGTGCGGATGATGGAATTGCTCGGCGCGTCGCGGATGTTGATGCGGAAGTTCTGGACCGTGCCGGCGTCCCGGAGGACCCGCAGGCGGTCCTGCGTGGCGTCGGCCGGGTCGTAGTTGCCATCGCCCGTCACGCTCCCGCCGTCCACCATCGTGGGCAGGAACTCCTTCCGGAAGGCAAGGCTGTCCTGGTTGGTCGTCTCGACCTCGTCGAACATTGGATCGCCTGGCGTGCAGGACGTCTGCGCGGCGATCTCCGTGAACGTCTCGGGGGGCCCGTCCGCATTCCCGTATGCCAGCTTGCTTCGATATCCGATCCGAGCCTGCGCCATTTCGTCCTCTCCTTCTCAGCTACTCGGCCGGCTTACGCGGAGGTCCCGAGGATGATCACGTTCACGACAGCCGAGGCTCCCGCGGCGTTCACGATCTGGATGATGTCGCCGGTGGCCGCGGTGACCGCCACGCCGGCCAGGGGAGGCGCCGTGTAGAGGAACACTCCGCCGGGAAGCAGGGGAAGCGTCGTGGCCACGGTGTTCAGAATCGGCACGGCGGCGGCGTTGCCGAGGATGGTCAGGATGGTCGTGTTCGACGGGGCCGACTTGATGTACAGGGCCTTCAGCTTCACCGGGTTGATGGCCACTCCGAAGGGATCGGTCAGGCCGCCGCCCTTGAGGTCGATGGTCAGGGTGGCCGCGGTAAGGATGGTCGCCTGCGTGGTGTAGAGCACGTCGGCCTGGCCGGCAGCGACGCCGCTCGCGAAGTCGGTGTTGAAAATCTCCGACAGCGGACCGGCGGCGTTGACGAGGCCGGCCACGTTGGTCAGCGTCGCCGAGACGTTGATTCCGACTCGACTCACGAGCGCCATTTCCTGACTCCCTTCAGGCGGTCAAGCCGCCGATTCGTACACGTAGAAGTCCATCGAGGACCGGTGAAGCTTGACCTCGTCGTCGTACGTGCCCTGCTCCGACTCACTGAACACGCCCTGGAGATCGACGCTGCTCTTGCCGTTGAGCGCCGCGAGCACCTTGTCCCGCAGGCTTGCCACCGCGTCGAAGGTGGGGGCCCACAGGTCCACCTGGACCCGCACGCGGTCGGGCCCACCCGCCCCGTCCTGGTTTACCGGGTGATCCCCCGTGACGCGCTGGTAGACGATCGCCGGCGTGGTCGGCGCCTGCGGGAGCAATCCGGGATAGATGCGCCCGGCCACGACCGCATTGACCGGGGCGTCGGCCAGGAGCACCGCGCGCAGGGCCGTCTCCGCGCTCACCTGGACCTCGCGAATCGGGACAGCCGCTTCACGGTGGCCTCGTAGGCGGGGCGTAGGGCAGCCGCGATCTCGGCCGGCACCTTGTCCCGTTCCTCGTCCCAGACGGGCCTCACGTGCGGGCGTGCGCGTACGGTCGCGGTACCCCGCTCGAGGAAGGACGAGACGAAGGCCCGCCCGTGCTTGCCCGACCTGGCGCCCACGAGGACCTGGGTGGTTCCGCTGGCCCGGCCGTCCTTGGACACGGCTGCCGTGAAGTCGTCCCGCGTCCTGCCCGTCCGGGCATGCGTCACCGATGCGAACTTCTCGGAGATGCGCTGCGCCAGCCGGCGCCCGATCGGCAACAGCGCCTTCTCGCATACCTGGGGCCCGGCGAAGTCGCCCAGCTCGCGGATGGCCCGCTGCACATCGGCCAGGCCGGTCAGGGTGACGCTCACGCTTCGGCCCGCTTGAACGCCAGGAGCTTCAGACCCTCACGCCGGCCAATCTCGCTGACGAACGTGATGTCGTACGGCACGCCCTCGCAGAATAGGCGCATCGTCTCGTCGGGATTCGGGAATGGGTTGAGCCCGGCTGGGTAGCGGATCTCGAACTCGGTGTCCACCTTCGCCACAAGCTGCTGCGCGCGGTAGAGCTCGACCCCGCTCAGGTCGCGCTTGCTGGCCCAGACGTCGGCGAGAAGGGTGCCGGGCCACGTGCGCGTGACCTCACCGGAGGCGCTCTGCGTCTCCGTGGCAACCTCGATACGAAGCCGACGATCCAGGGCCCCAGCGTTCATTTGCGCTTGCCCTTGCCCTTGACCTTCCGCTTGTCGGGCTCGTCGGCTTCGGGCTCGCCCTCCTTCAGGTCCGCGATAGGAGCCTTGAGCGGCGTGCCGTCCTCGCTCACCGCTTCGCCGTACCCGGTGGAGATGGCTGTTTCCGCCTCGTCCTCACGCATCTCGACGATGGCGCCGGCCTGGTTTCCGCTCAGGATCTTGACCTTCATGGGTTCCCCTTCAGTCCATGCTCGGAGCGATAAAAGGCTTGGCGAGCAGTTCTGCCGTGACGGCGCCAGCGGCGGAAATCTCTCCGATGGTTTGCTGCCCGCGGCGGTCGAAGAACTCGTCGACCATGATCAGCATCGCCTGCTGCAGCTGCGCCGGGATCGGGTTGGTGGCGAGTACGTACCCGGCCACGAACGTGACCACCACGGCGTTTTCCTGGCGCAGGATCGCCGGCCAGGTCGTACCGAAGGCCAGCGTGATCGACCCTGGAAGCGCAAAGGGCCCGGAGGGGGCCGAGACGACGTAATTGGTCGAGGCGAACGTCTGGAGCACCCCGGCCGAGTCCAGGTACTTGACCGTCGTCACGCTCTGGAGCGGCGGCCAGGGGATGCGGATCACGCCATCGCACGGGAACTCAGACAGCTTGAGCTCGTACGTCGCGGTCATCATCTGGCGCGCGGTGTAGCTTTCGCACCATGTACGCGCGCCTGGGATCAACACCCGCTCGATGCGGTCCCTCTCGAGCTCCGAGTCGAGGCGAAGGTGTCCCTTCACGTCGTCCCAGACGATCGGCTCGGCGGCCGGAGGCGTGAGCAGGTTCAGCATGAGAACGACGGCGTGGCCCCCTTGAAGAGCCACGCCGTCAGACCCCGAACTAGTCGAGCCTCGCGGGCAGCATCGTGGACTCGTTGTACCGAGCCGGGCACAGGATCCACATCGCCTGGGTGAGGTTCGCCACGTTGGACGCGCCCGTGGAAACCGCCACGCAGTCGAAGCCGCCGGCCACGTCCAACTTGGCCGGATCGATCTCGAACACCACGATCTTGTTCTTGACCCCGGCGTCCGTGGTGTAGTTCACCGCATCCGTGGCCTTCACGAGCGCCTCGGCAGCCACGGTGTCCAGGTTGGCCCAGATGGGCACGGCGTTCGCGAGCACCTTGGAACCGGCGCCCGCGATGGTCGTGGCCTGGAGCACAGACAGGAGGACCGTGGCCGCGTTGCCCTGCGTGATGTGAGCCACGAGGTACGCCTTGTGGTAGTTCTTCAGGCTCACGTACAGGCTGGTGCGGCCGGCCGCGTCTGTCGCGGGTGCCAGGGCGTCGGTGATCTTCGCGAACTGCGGAAGGCTGAAAGGGTAAGCCATGATCTTTCTCTTTCTCCTCTACCCGGGCTAGACGCGCGTTCCGAGGGCAATGAACGGGCTCTGCGTGGCCGCGCCCGTGTAGGGGGTCAGGGGGCTGTTCCAGATGGGCGTTCCGTCGAAGCGGTAGACGAAGCGGAACGTTGTCTCGTCGTTCAGGAACCGCACGTGGATCGAGGACGCGGACGTCAGGCCGCCGGCCTTCTGGATGCCCACGTACTGGCTCAGGTCGGCGAGCACGATGTCTCCCGTGGTCCCTTCGGCCTTCGCGTACTCCACGGGGATCACGGGGCGGCCGAAGATCGTCGCGTAGGGCGTCTCGTTGAACCGGCCCGGCGCGATGAAGATCCCGGAGACGGCCGACGTGCCGCCGAGCGTGGCCACGTACAGCTTGGCCAGGAGGTCCTGGTTCAGGAGCCATACGCTGTTCTGCTGCGAAGGGGCGTACAGCCGGGCCCACATCTTCGCGAGGTTGGTCGCCAGTGAGGCCGCCGTGTTGGCGATCGTCTGGCCGGCCTCGATCGCCTCGGTGACCAGCGATCCGCCGTTCAGGAAGCCCATCGGCTGTCCGGCGCCTGTCCCGTTGTAGATGGCGTCTTCCAGCTTGAACTGCATCTCCAGCGGGAAGGCTTCGTTGATGACCGACTCGAGCGCCGTGGCGTCCTGCAGCGACTCGTCGGTGGCGTAGCAGAGCCCGGTCAGCTTCTTGAGGTTCAGGTCGATCTGCCGGAACTCGGGCTTGCTGGCGCTCTTGGTGGCCGCCTCATCCTGCCAGAAGGCCTGGATGCCGCCCCACCGGGAGCCGTTGACGCGGCTGTTCTCCTTGATGGCGCTGATCTTCAGCCCGTTGGAGTTGCCGCTGATCGTCAGGAGCTTGATGCGCTGGAGCACCTGGCCGAGCGCGAAGGTGCGCTGCATCAGGTTCTGCGCGAAGTCCTGCTGGACGAGGTAGCCGCCGTCCGCCATGACCGATTCGGACAGGCCGGACGCGGCCTGGAAGAGCCGCTGATCGACGGAGCCCCCCGGCGTGGAAGCGCGCACGATAGCCTTGAGCTGCTCGCCGAGCCGGACGAACTTCCCGGGCTCGCCGGGCTTGGCCGGCGCCGGGGGCGGGGCCGCGTTGATCTGCTGCTCCTGCTCCCGCAGGTACGCCTCGTGTCGCCCGAGGTCCGCGCTGATGGCCTGAACTTCGGACATCTTGCCGTCGAAGGCCGCCTGCTGATCGGCCGTGAACAGCTTGTCGCCTGCTTCGGCCTGGACCTGCTCCAGCTCCTTCAGCAGGACTTCCTTGCGATCCCGCAAGAGGGTGATTCTCGAAGTCGCCATCGCGTGGCTCCCGGGTGCCTGAAACGCGAAACGAGCGCCGCGTGCAGCACCCAAAAAGGTTTGGGTGAACCGCACGGGCGCTCATTGGAGCCCCGGGTATTGGTTGGGGATGCGGTACTACTTCACCGACGAGTCTGCGCCTGGCGTCGGCTGGCTGTCAAGCCCCTCTACCGCAAGCGTGCCAGCGCGAGCCGGCGCTCGCGCGCCTCACGCCCGGAAGGCACGGCCGCGATGATCGGCGCCGGCTCATCCAGCGCCCGCGCGCCCTGCCCTCGCTTTCCGGTCAGTACCCGGCTGAGTGTCTCGTCCATGGTGGCGATCCGGTCCACCATGCCGGCCGCGAGGCCTTCGCGCGCGGTCAGCAGCCGGCCCTGCCCGTAGTTCGTGCGCACCTCGCCAACCGCCACCCCGCGCCCGCGCGCCACGCCGGCCACGAAGGCGGCGTAGTACTGGTCGACCATCTCTTGCAACCGCGCCCGGGCCGCGTCGGAAAGAGGCTGCGCGGGGTCACCCTCGGCCTTATACTTCCCGGCCGTGATGAACGTGGGCTTGACCCC